GCACAACTCCAAGAATGGAGCTAGAGGTAAAACTTTATCATGATTTAATAGGAACAAATTTTGATGGGGATTGTGTACATATTAGGCTTTTTCATTATGTTACTACAGGGGTTCGTTTAGAGATAGTTTTTGCTTCAGACGGTCTTTTTATTTATGATGGACTTGCTTATAATGAGGTTGGAACTAACTTGGTTAAGCATGGAGGAAGCGCAGAATGGCAGACTTGGAAGTTTGTAGTAGACTTTTCTATTCCTGCTTCATCTACAGTAGATGTTTATTTAGAGGGAGTTTTACAGGCTTCTGATGTAGATTGTAGTTGGATTGATGACTCAGCAAATATATTATTTATTTATCAGTTTGGGTATGTTACTGATAATATGCTTACTCATGTAGATCATATAAAAGTAAGATCTGAGTCCACAGGTAATGCAAATTGGACTAGCTGGTTAGGTGGAATGGCTCCTCATTATACAGGTATAAATTGTGGAAATGATTCAAGTTTGGATGTGAGTGAATTAACTATTATGGCATTAGTAAAAATTGAGGACTTGACTAAGACGCAGGTAATTGTAGGTTCTCAGACTGTAAGTTTACAAGGTTGGAATCTTGCATTTAAAGGAAATTTAAATAATCAACTTAGGTTTAATACTTTTGATGGAGCCGCATCAACAGTGGATTCATCTAATAATGTTATAACTAATAGTTCAAAAATATATCTTGTAACTGCTACTTTTGATTCTTCTAAGAATGTAAAATTTTATGTTGATGGAGTATATTATGGAGGTGGTGCTGTAAGCTACGACTTATCTCTTCCAGCGGCTTTGACTGTAGGAGCCTGGAATGTTGATTACGATACTCTTGAAGGAAACATTCCTTTTATAGCTCTTTATGATCGTGTGTTTTCTCCTGATGAAATAAATCATTGGTGTAATAGATGGAGTTTGTTATTATAAAAGGAGGTTTATTATGAGTAGAGGAAAAGGTTCTTGTGGAGGAACAAGACGAAAAGACGGTTCTGGTGGAGGGACAGGAAATCGAGGAACTATTAGACAACCTAGACCTAAGAAGAAATAATAATGGAGACTTTAAAAAACGATATTAAGATTCAAAACATCATGGAGCAGGCTTACCTAAGCACTCGTTCGATGTGTAAGTTGTATTTTAAGGATACTTTCTCGGCTCCTTTTTCCTCTCTTCACGATAAAATTTTTGAGTTAATTGATTCTGGAAAACACAAGATAGCGATTGCCGCTCCAAGAGGGATTGGTAAGACTTCGATTGCTAGAGCAGTTGTAAGCAAGGGGATTCTTTATCGAGATGTCAACTTTGTAGTATATGTTTCAAATAGTGCTACTCTTGCTGAGATGCAGACAGAGAATATTAAGAGGGAACTTTTATCTAATCAAATTATAAGGAAGCTTTTTGGAAGTATTAAATCGAGTGATATTGAAGGAATAGATGACACGTTTAGCAAACTCGCATGGGTGGCCTTTGGAAATACCTTTGTCCTTCCAAGAGGAAGTGGTCAACAAATTAGGGGATTGAACTGGAGTAATCACAGACCTCAACTTTTGGTTATCGATGATTTAGAGGATAAGGAAGAGATAAGAAATGAGGATATAAGAAAGAAGCAGAAGGAGTGGTTCTTTAGTGATGTTCTTAAGACAGAGGATAAATACGGGGAACCCTCGACATTTATCTATATCGATACTATCAAGCACGAGGATTCATTACTAGAAACACTTATGGAATCTGATGAGTGGACTACATTAAGACTTAGTATTTGTGATGCAAGTTACAACACAGCAGATCCTAATTACATGACCACTGAAGAGATTAAGGCTGAGGTTGAAGAGCATCGTAAAAAGGGTTTGATGGATTTGTTTTATATGGAGAGGATGAATATTCCTATCTCCATCGAAGATGCTGTTTTTAAAGAGGAGCATTTTAAGTATTTCGAAGATCAGGGAAGTCAGTTGATTGTGAAAACTGCTGATGTTTCAGGTGCTTTGGTAGATGAAACTATTCCTACATCCCGTTTGCTACATGTAACAATAGTTGACCCTGCTAAGACTGTTCAATTACACTCTGCCGAGAGTGCTATAGTTACCTTGGCCGTTGATAGGGAAAGCCATAAGATTTTTGTGAGGGATATTGAAAATAAGAAAGTACGTCCGGACGAGCTTTATGATATAATGTTCGGGCAGGTTATGAGATTTAACTCTAGGATTTTAGGAGTTGAAGTAACTTCTCTTCACCAGTTTATTAGTCAACCTATTGAAAATGAGATGAGGATTCGAAGTATTTTTCCTATGTATTTAGAACTTAAAGCTGTGGGAAAAAAGGAAGAAAGAATTGCTACTCTTGCACCTTTGTATAAATTAGGTTATATTTATCATAACAAGAATAACTGTGGCCCACTAGAAGCCCAACTTAGATGGTTCCCTCGTGCAAAATACGCTGATGTTATGGATGCTACTGCTTATATAACTAAGATAATGGATGAATTAGATTATTATTTTGATCCTCAAGATATGGATAAAGGCGATCCTGAAGATGAGTTTAAAGAACTTACTTATGAAAAACCTGTAGAAAATTGGAGAAGAATTTAATGGCAGAGAAAGAAGTTTGGATAGGTTCAACAGGTCCTTTTATTTTTGATGATACTGAAACTTATGAGGAAGATGGATCAGGGGAAACCTATCGTGGAATTAGAACTAATAAAATTTACTTGGATGATACTCCTACTGAGGATGGGGAGGTAATTCGATTAGAGGATCTGAATAGAGTTCTTTTAACTCCTTTAGAAGTTACCGATATTGATGATCCTTCCACTGAATTAAATGCTATAGAAGGCAGTTTAAGTACTATGCTTTTGGTCTATGAAGTTGAGGCTACTGCTGATGTGTTTACTATCTATGTTTGGGATGATACTAATTCAGCAGGTGAAGATGTTCCTTATGTAGTTGATGGCTCAACTGGATATTGGATAGCTATAGGAGGAAAGTATAATAATTTTCTAACTGGCGTTGTTTTAGAAACGTTGTTTAATGCTAATACTATCTTAAAGGCCGACTCTGATGATATTCCCTTAGCTTTAACTGTTGGAGCTAGTACTATTGTTGGTAGGAAGGCGACTGGAAATATAGTTGCTTTGACGAAGACCGAGACATTGGCGATTTTGAATGTAGAAGACGGTGCTGACGTAACTGATGAAGATAATGTAGCTGATGCAGGTGCAGTTGTTAATTCAGAAGCTACAGCTACAGCTCATGATTATGCAGGTGGCCATGCTGATTGGGTACTATCTTCTACAGAAGGAAATACAAATATTTTAAGGGTTTGGAATAGTGATGCAGCTGTTAATATTATACCTCCTAATGTGGCAAATAAGACCTATATAATATGCAACAAATGTGGGTATAATGCAGTAGTTAAAAAATCTGGTGGTGTGGGAGTTACGATTGCAACTCTTAGAACTGCTATAGTTCGACGAAGTGGATCTGGTGAAACTGATGATTATGCGAGAGTTACTCCTGATGTGGCCTATCTTTAAGCGGAGATATAAATGACTAAAAACCTTAGTGATGATTTTACTTGGAAACATTTAGTAGCATTAATAGGAATCTTAACTCTTTTTACTTCGACAGGAGTTTCACTTGCTGGATATTTGAGAAGTAAGGCAGATCAAACTGATTTAATAAGGGTTGAAAAACAAAGTGTTTTAAGAGATACAGTTATTAAGGAAGATTTAAAAGATCATGTTGCAAGAGTAGAAGGTCAAATTAAGGAGATTAGAAAAACTGTAACTAGTCAAATGGATAAGGGATTTGATAGAATTATAAAAGCAATTAATAAATGAGGTAAATTAAATGCCTTCAGTAATACAAGGAAATCCAAATGCTTCAATTGATTCTTCTTTTTTAGAGAAGGATTTAGGATATGACTATCCCTATGAATTGAATTTAAAACCAGGATCAAAACTGCATAGTAAGATTAAAGATGAGGTTCTTAAAAGAGCGAGGGAGAGTAGTGATCTTATTTCTAATAGAATTGAATCATGGAACGAGTCAGAAAGAGTGATGACTGCTTATATAGATCTTTCTGATGAGGAGAAGAAGATTAAAAGTGCCGATTCTAGAAAGCCAGTTTCTATTGTCTTTCCCTATACTTATGTTATTATAGAAACTATCTTGACCTACTTAACAATGGCTTTTCTTAATGATCCTATTTTTAGATACAAAGGAAGATCACCTGAGGATACTCTTGGAACTATTATGTTGGAGAAACTTATCCAAAATCAATGTAGCTTTTTTAAAGTTCCTTTGGCCTTACATACTTTTTTACGAGATTCATTAGTTTATGGAATTGGGGCTGGAGCGCCTGTATGGGAAAAGAAGACAGGGATGGTAGTTAAGGAAGATAAAACTGGATTTATGAGTTATTTTAAGGGACATGGAAATAAGGTTTATGAAGAGGAGGTTATTTATGAGGGAAATAAATTAGAGAATGTAGACCCTTATCTATACCTTCCTGATTCAAGAGTTCCTTCTCATAAACTTCAGGATGGTGAATATGTGGGATGGATACATCCTACTTCTAGAATAACTTTGTTGAGGGATGAGAAGTTAGAAAATGATATTTTCAATGCGAAGTATTTAAAAGGAGTTCAAAGAAAGAGAAATTCTATTTATACTGTTGGAGAGTCTATTAGGAATAAAAAGACAGGAATGAATAATTATAGATACTTGAATGATTCTGTTAGTAATCCTATTGATGTTATTTATATGTATGTAGATCTGATTCCTAAGGAATGGGAATTAGGAAAGAGTGAAAATCCTGAAAAATGGTTGTTTGGATTGGCTAATGATGAGATAGTAATTAAAGCAAAGAAGTTAGGATTGGCTCATGGGATGTATCCGATTGTTACGATATCCCCGGATTATGATGGTTATTCTGTTTTACCTTTAGCAAAAACTGAGGTTTTGTATGGTTTACAGGGAGTTTTGGATTTTTTATTTAATACGCATATAGAAAATGTTAGAAAATCTATTAATGATATGCTAATAGTTGATCCTTATCTAATTAATATTGGTGATCTTAAGGATCCACAAGCAGGAAAACTTATAAGAATGCGTCGTCCTGCTTGGGGAAAGGGGGTGAAAGATGCTGTTCAACAATTGAGAGTAGATGATATAACTAGATCAAATATTGCAGATACTTCTACTATCGTCCAGTGGATGCAAAAAGTAGGAGGGGCTGATGAGAGTATGATGGGAGCACTTCGTCAAGGAGGGCCTGAAAGATTAACAGGACAGGAATTTCAAGGAACAAGATCGGGAGCGATTGGAAGATTAGAGAGACTTGCAAAAGTAATTAGTATGCAAGGGTTCCACGATTTGGGATATATGTTTGCTAGTCATACTCAACAGTTAGCAAGTCAGGAGACTTATGTAGATACTATTGGAAGATGGCAGGAGGACTTAGAACCTATTTATGGAAGTGCTCCGAGGATGAAGGTTACTCCTTGGGATTTGCTGATTAACTTCGATTTGGATATTAAGGATGGAAGTATTCCTGATGGAGATTCTAAAGCATGGATTAGGTTATATGATATCCTGGCCAAGAATCCTGCAGTTGGAGGTAAATTTAACATGGTCAAGGTCTTTGAACATATAGCTCAGATTATGGGAGCTAAGAATGTACAGGACTTTAAAATTAACCCCAAAGCAATACCTGATGAGATGGTTCGAGATGAGGTTCAGAAAGGAAATGTTGTTCCTATGGGGGAATTTTCACCATAGAAGAAAGGATGGATATGCTTTATAAAAGTAGTGTAAGAAAGATTGAGGATTTTATTGAAAGTGTTATTTGGAAAGATTTTGAACTTGAGTTACATTTATGGTTAAATGATGTAAGGAATAGCTTAGAAGATCCAAAAGGAGAGCTAGATTTATATGAGGTGAAGAAACTTCAGGGATGTGCTGAGGCAATTAGAAATGTTTTAGATCTTCCTGAAACAATTATTAAAAATATAATTATAGAATTAGAAGAGGAGAAAAAAGATGAGTAAGGAAGAAGCATTGTCTAAAGAGATAGATGAAATGCTAGGAGATATGATTATAGACTCTGAATCAAAACCTCCGTCTGAAGAGGTGCCTGCCTCTGATGAAAAAGAGCTTGAAGAGAAAAAACTTGAAGAGGAAGAGAAAGAGGAAACTTCTGAGGAAGAGGCTTCTAAAGAAATACCTTTAAAGAAAGAGGATGATGATGAGGAACCTCCTCCAAAGGTAGATGAAGAACCTCTTGCAGAAGAAGAAACTTTTACTGTAGAAGAACTTCAAGCTAGAATAAAGAAACTTACTGAAAGAGTCGAAGAACTTACACCTAGTCAATTTGAAGAGTTGCCTAAGCCTAAAAAGGAACCTAAAAAAGATGAACCTAAAAAAGATGAGGANGANNAAGAGGTTTCTGATAAATTAGTTCCTGTTAAAGAATTTGATAAAAATGTTGATTTTTTAGGAGAGGCTACAGTAGATGATTTAATTGATGATAGGGAATTGTTCAACGGTGTTTTGAATAGTGTTTTTGCAAACGCTGTGGAAACATCTAAAAATCTGATTTTTGAGAAAGTTCTTTTATCAATCCCTGAGATTGTTACTGGACATATTAGTAGACAGGCAACTATAGGAAAACTAGTTGGGGATTTTTATGATGCTAACAAGGATTTAGTCTCAGTCAAAAGAACTGTGGGCGCTGTAGCAAATAATTTACATGCTGAGAACCCGGACTGGAAAGTTGATGAGGTATTTAACAAAGCAGCTGAGAAAACTAGAGAAGTATTAGGTTTGAAAAAACCTGTTGAAAAGATAGAAAATAAAGAATTTAGTGAAGACCCTGCTTTTGTAGGTTCAAAGAGTGGAAAACCTCCTACACGAAAAAGTTTGGGGACTCTTCAAGATGAGATAGATGATTTTATTAATGAATAGGAGGAATTAAAAATGAGTCTTGAGAGACGAGATGTGGGATTAGGGAGTATAGGATTAGGTGATCAACGTTCTAGTGGCACACTGACACAGAATGGAAAAACTGTGTTTGCTACTGAATCCTTTAGTATGGACATTAATGATCAGGTTGTTAGAGCAGTTACTGGAGCTGTTCTGGATGTTACTGTGACTCTTCCATCTGTTATGGAAGCTGCTGGCAGAATTTTCTCTATTAGTCTTATTACTGACGGTGGAAAAGATGTAATAATTCAGGATAAAGATGATGATGCCGCTCTTACCGATATTACTTTAGATACCGCTAATGACTATGCTATACTCTATTCTGACGGATATGTTTGGCGAGAGTTTGCTAGTGAAAAAGCATAATAGGAGGTAATAATAATGTGGATAGGAGATCTAATAAAAGCAGGAATAAGTTCTGATGGTAAGAATGTAGATTTTTTTAGAGGTACGCTTACTGTCGCTGGAACTCCTGTGGTTGGTACGGTATTTGGAAATGCGTGGTATGTTGACTATAGAAATGGAGTTGATACACATAACGGTAAAACTAGAGATAAAGCCTTTAAAACTTTTAGTGCAGCAATAGCTGCGTGTGCATCTAATAATAATGACGTGATTTACATAGATGGTGATTCGACTGTGGTTGAAACTGCTATGGTGGAGTTGACTAAAAATAGAGTTCATGTTATGGGATGTAATGGGCCTTTAGGTCATTATGGGGCTGGAGCTAAAATTAGTTGTACTCTTGATTCTGGTGCAACTAATATTGCAACGTTTAAGAATACAGGTGTAAGGAATACTTTCACAGGTATTAAATTCATAAATGCTAATACTGTTGCAGAGGGTTTGTATAGTGTAGCTGAAGGTGGTGAGTATTCTCGATACTTTGGATGTGAGATGTATAAATCAACTGATCTTGATGAAACTGCAGCAGCTGAGCTTTTGCTTAATGGTGATAGTGCAATGTTTTATGGTTGTACTCTTGGTTCATTAGCTAACATCATTGCTGATAATAAAATTAGGCCAAATGTTTTACTGACACGGGAAACAATTACTGGTAAGGTTTGTCGAGATTCTTACTTTGGAGATTGTTTATTCTTTAGTAAAGCAGGTGGAACTGAACATGTATCAGTTTATGGTGCTAATGCTAATGATGTCGAGAGATTGTTAATGTTAAAAGATTGTTCATTTATAAATAACCCACTATCAGCCGCAACGCCTGCTCATGCTGTAGGATTTGGAGCCGCACAGACTCAGGGAGCCGTCTTTTTGAAAGGCTGTTCTTCGGTAGATCATACTGTTATGGCTCAGGCAGCAGTTGGAATCTATGTTGATGGAGCAGTTCCAGGATTTGCTACTAGTGGTGTTTCTGTATTATCATAAATTATTTAGGAGGTAAATATAATGGGTGCATTTTTAGGAATGAGAGGATCGGGTGATTGGGCTAGTGATCAACGTCCGAAAAATTGGAGGGAAGCAATACTTTATGAATATCCTAATGGATCAGCTCCACTGACAGCGATGCTTAGTAAGTTAGGGAGCCAGAGCGTAACAGATCCTGAGTTTAACTGGTGGACTAAAACATTGCCTACTCAAGCAGGAGATGTTGTAGCAGGCGAAATTTATACAGATGCTCTTATGAGTTCTGCTTATGCAAGTGCAGGTGCCGTAGGGGACATTCTGTATGTGAAAGTTGCTGAGGCTGTAGCGGATCATTTTAGAGCCGGCCACCAGGCATTGTTGAGGGATGTGAGCGACTATGACGTTGACGTAAATGTTAAAGTTATAGCAGTCCAGAAGAATGGAGCATCCTCTTGTATTACTGTTAAGCTTCTGGAGGCTGATACAGATACAGCTGATAGTCATAATATAAGTGATGCGGATAGAATTTTGGTAATAGGTAATTTAAATGCTGAAGGTGCTGCAATGCCTGATGCGATAAGTTATGATCCTACCAAGATTTATAATCGTACTCAGATTTGGAGAACTTCTCTTGAAATTACTAGGACGGCTAGGTTGACCACACTCAGAACTGGTGATGCCTATAAAGAAATGAAGAGAGAAGCCCTGGAGTTGCATTCTATTGAACAGGAAAAAGCATTCATCTGGGGTATTATGACGGAGAATACAGGAAGTAATGGGAAACCTGAAAGAACAACTAGAGGATTAGTAAATATTATTAAGACCTATGCCGCTACTAATGTCGATGATTTTTCGCTTAATACTGATTATTCAGGTGATACTTGGCTAGTTGGTGGTGAGGAGTGGTTAGATAATGCACTTAGGTTAATGTTCCGATATGGAAGTGGCGAGAAGATGGTTTTTGCAGGGGATGGTGCACTTCTGGGAATTAATAGACTTGCAAAATCTAGTGGTCAGATGAATCTCACTAGTGAAACTAAAGCTTACGGGATTCAGGTTACTACTTGGCAAACTCCTTTTGGAAAAATTTATATTAAAACTCATCCGTTGTTTAGTTATGAGGCTGCTAATCAACATTCTATGCTTATCTTTGAACCATCAGAATTAAAGTTCCGTTATATTACGGATACTAAGTTCTATCCAGATCCTGATAAGCAAAATTCTGGCTGGACTAGGAAGGATGGAACTACTGAAGAGTTTTTGACTGAGGCTGGATTAGAGTTTCATTTTCCAACAGGTTGGGGATATTTGAATGGTGTAGGAAAGGATAACATAGTGTAATTTAACCTCTTGGAGGGAGAGTTTTGACTTTCCCTCCTTTAGGAGAAGAGAATGATATTTAGGGAATCTGAGACACTAGAAAAATACTATCAAAGGAGTTGTGCAATGGCTATTACAGTAGATGATGTTAAAAAGAATAAGATTACATTAGAGTCTACAATTCTGAAATTGGTCCAGAATTTTGAAAAAGATAATGGAATCTATGTTTCCTTTATTAATTTTGATAGAAAGAGAAAAGAGGATAAGGGTGAGGAATCTCAACCAGTTGAATATCATAAGGGAAGAAGCCCTATTAAAAAAATTACTGTAAATATGGACTTAGATTTGATTTATTGAGGAAAATAAAATGAACCTAGGTGAAATACGAACTTTGTTTATTGAGAGAAGTGGGAGAGAGGATTTAATAAACTTAGACGATAGTGACAATGGTGCTAATTTTTTTATTCAATCTGGGCAGAGAACTTTAGATAGAATGTTTGAGGTTGAAAAAAGTTGGGCAAGATCTTTTAAAGATTTTCCTGCAGGAAGTTATTATGCTATCTTTAAGGGATGTAGAGCAATTAAAAGAGTATGGATTACTTCTGCTACGGAAAGAGTTAAACTTGAAAAAGCCACTTTGGAGGAATTACGAGAGCTTTATACAGGTCCTCCAGATGATGTTGATCAAGGAGATTCGTTATATTATTGTCCTATCTCTTTACGCACTTATCCAGATGACAGTAATATAATTATAGATTATTTTTATGGCAGTAAAATAGAAGATGTTGCTACTGAGGATTATGAGTATTTAGGAATATTAGTTCTTCCTCCTCCTGATGTAGCATCTCATTTAGAAGTCTTTGGACTGTTTAGTTCTCCTGAATTATCTGCTGATGGGGATGAGAGTTATTGGACGGTCAAGAATCCAGAGATTCTTCTAATGGCTTCATTGTATCATTTAGAAGTAAATTATAGAAACACTGAAGGAGCTAATGATTGGATGGGAGCTATTAAGTTAGAGTTAATTAATTTAGAGAAGGACTTAGTTGAGAATGAAATTGCTGAAGTAACTCAGATTTCAGGATAGGAGTTGGTATGAAAAGAGAACTAACAATCAAAGGAAGTACTATAGATGAGAAGTTTAAATCTACTGAATTAATTCTCAGGAGAATGGGAAGGAGGATGATAGATAAGGTTGTAGGAATAATGCCTGTATCTTTTGTGTTTAATTCTATTTATAAACCTACCTCCGAAGGATTGATTCATAAGACAATCTTTCCTGCTTCAGGATTTCTTTCAAAAGGGTATATAAGTTTAGACTCTAGTGGGCCCGTTGTCTTGACTCTTAAGATAGTAAATAGTAAACTAAAAAAATCATTTCTTCAGGATTATATAGTAAAGAAAGGAGATACTTCTATTGACTTGAAGCTCAATATAATCTCAGGAGATAAAGTATCTATTTTTGCATTTCCTTCTAAGGAGACTAAGGAAAAAGATAAGGGAGGGGAGTATATTAAGGAGATTTTATTTGGGGCATTATATGAGATAGATTATAAGAATTTAGATGGAAAAACGTTTCTCATTGATGAAATAGATAAGTTAACTTAGGAGTAAAATGAAAGCCTTTACATATACATTTAAAGAGGGATTATTGAAGGGATTGAGAAGGTTTGCTCTTCATCCTCGGAATGAGCAGACGTTAGTGGAATGTCATAATGCTATGCCTTGTGAAGAAGGATTAAGACCTCATAAGGTAGTTCATTCTCTTGATTCTGATACGATATTAGGGGATGGAACCTGGGATGTTTTTAGTTGGCCCTTTCCTCAGGTTAGGTTTCTGGATCAGTATGTTATAGGGTTTGCGAGAAGTGGTACGGATTTGCTTTTATGTGAACTTACTTATGATGGATCCGATATATGGACTTCTACATCTGTTTATAATCTAGGTTCGGCGTCAAATATAGATCAAATTGAGGTTGCTGACTTAGGACCATTTTATATGATGTCTGTCTCTGGAAAACCTGTAGATACAGTAATCATCGAATCTTATATAAGGAATCCTACGGCGGTAGGAGATAAGATTACTAAACTTCCTAATGATTACATCCCTAAACATCTTGCAATGTGTAACTATAATGGACAGTTCTTAATTGGAGGAATAATTCCTGGAGTTGCTGCCTCATTTGGGGACCTAGATTTACATACTGTAGCATGGAGTCAAATAGGGAGGATAGAATTTAGGATTGATAATTCTGTTACAAGGACTGCTGGTTATACTAACATGCCTTGGAAAGGACAGGATGTTGGGATAGTTTATAAACTTGCAAAGTTAGGTAAGTCCGTAATGGTTTATGGGGATGGAGGAAGGTTAGCTCTTATTCCTTATTCTCAACCTGTATCAGGATATGGTCAACAGCTACTTTCAAGAGGTGGAGTAAGGAGTGGAAATCATGTGGACGGAGATGATCTTATTCATGGATTTATCGATATTAATTATGATTGGTGGACTATTGATGGTAGTTTAAAAGCTACTAAGTGGGGTTATAGGGAATTTATGAAGGATCTTGTAGAGAATGGTGCAACAAGAGTTTCCTTTGAACCTATTGAAAGAAGGTTTTATATAAGTAACGGAGTGAAGGGATTTGTGTTTACTGAACAAGGGTTGTATTCTACACATCAATTAGTTTCTTCTATAGGTAATCATCTTGGAATTTTAAGTGGATTTTTTGAGGACTCAGAAGATACGGAGTATAGGATTGTCAGTGATACTTTGGACTTTGGATTAAGAGGATTGAAAACTGTAGAGACAATGGAAATAGGGATAGATGCTCCTGATCATGTTTTTGGGGCTGTTGATTATAGGTATGATAAAACAGGGACTTTTACAAGGAGTCCTTGGAATAGAACTAACAAACAGGGAGGAGTAGGGATTATTAAAACTGCTCCTGAGTTTAGATTGGGGGTAAAGGCTGATGATTATGAAGATGTTAATCTTGACTACATGGATCTCTCAGTTAAGATCTCTGATAAAAGAATGCTTAGAAGGAAATATAATATAAAGGAAAAATAATGTTACAGCAAATAATGCCTGAGCAAGTTCCCTATTATTGGGAAGCTATAAAAGATAAGGTAGATGAAACACTGCCTAAGATTCCAGGAGAAAAAAATAAGTTAAATAATATTTTAGCTAGTCTTCTTAATGGTTCTATGCTTTGCTGGATAGGGTATAGAATGGTAGGAGATAGAAAAAAGTCAAATGCCTTTTTACTTACCTCTTTTGTGGATGATGATTTAGCAGAGGTTAGAGGTCTTCTTATATATTGTTTGTTTAGTATTGGTAGAATGGATAGATCATTTTGGACAGAGGGTTTTGAGGCCTTGAGAAAGTTTGGACTGTCTAAAGGATGTACTCGACTGATTGCTTATTCTAGAGATGATTTTATAATAAGGATGATGAGAGATCTTGGTGGAGAGGTTGTTTATCAATTTGCATCTATTCCAATGTAACCTACGGTGAAAAATTCCCCATAGGAGATTAATTATGAAGGTTTATACTAAAGTAGTTATAGATATAGAATCTAATGAAGTGGTTTGCGAAGAGAGTTATGAATACTCAGGTAAGGTTGCACTATGTGGTAGTTCAGGTGGAGGTGGAAGTGGTCGTGTTGATTATCCTGATTACATGAAGGATCAACATGAACTTTGGTTAGATGCTATGGCACTTGATATAACTGCTGCAAGAACTGGTGGTAGTCCTTTTGCGGCAGAGGCTGCTTATGATCCTGCAGCTAGAATCCTTAACATGGATACTGCAATATCAGGTTTTAGTACTAGTGTTGGAGCGCTAGATAATACTTTAGATTGGAGTACGGCTTTAGCATATGGACTAACTACATCAGATAATTTACTTCCCCCTTATGAACCTGCCGCAGTAATCACTGCGATGGAAGCTAATATTGTGCAGATAAATACTTTAATTCTAAGTTTTAAAACTTTAATTGAGACTTTATCTCATGATGTTGATTGGAAAACAACTTTGCAATATGCTATAACACAAGTAGATCTTTATCTATCTCCTTATGCTCCTGCAGCAGTAATTGCTGATATGGAAACTTCTATTGCAGGATTAGATACTGATGTAACATATTTTGAGGATTTAGTTAAAGCTATGGCATTTCAGTCAGATTGGGAAACTGCTGTTGACACTGTTAAGGCTAAGTTAGATGCTGTAGTATTTGATGATGCTTATATAACTGCAGATATTGCAGCATTTCAGAATGTATTAGATGATGACATTACGAATAAGATATTACCTGACTTTCAATCAGGTTTAAGGGATGTAAATGCAGTTTATACTTCTGCATTTATAATGGGTGAGGCATTGATCAATGCTATGAAAGGTAGAGATGTTGCGAAGTATGGAACCGAAGTAAGGATGAAATTCAACCTTCAACGCAACGAGGCAATTAAAACTGCTGCAGAAAGAATAGTTTCAGACTTTCATAAGCAGATTGATTTTCATAGAGCAGTTATGCTAGCACGAGTAGATAGTCGTAGATTAGAATTAGAAAAATGTAATGCTGAATTAAAACTAAATGAGCAAAGTTTGGAAATGATTAAAATAGGCGTAGAACGTATGCTTGCGAATCTGGATAAGGAGATGGAATTTCAGAAGTCAATACTTCAGGCACAGATGGATAAACATAAGTTAGAGTTAGAAGTTTCTAATGCAGAGTTAAAAGTAAATGAGCAAAGTCTTACTATGATTAAGTTAGGTGTAGATCACATGATGAAGAATTTGTTTGAGAAGATTAGACTCTTACATGCGTATGTTCAACTTAACTCTGATGCAATGAGGGGTGGTATAACAGCATCAAAAGAGGAGGTAGATCAAGACTTATTAATTTTAGACATGGATGCTAGATGGGATATGGATGTTTTTCAATATGGTGCTAATTTACTCGCAGGTATTGGAAGTGGGACAGTTGCATCTGGCAATGCAGGAATGAGTAAAACTCAATCTGCTTTAAGTGGAGCGATGAGTGGAGCAGCAGCGGGGGCAGGAGGTGGAGGTCCGGGAATGATAGCAGGAGGAATTATAGGAGGAATTGGAGGACTCTTAGGTTAATATTAGGAGGATTAAACTATGTGGGCAGAACTTTTAAGCG